TCACATACTTCATCAGGATACTTCAATACTATAATATCTATACGGAATGAAGCTAATTGTTTTCTATCAATTAATTTTTTAGTTGTTGTAACCTTATAAATTTTTCCGAATAATCCCTCTAAAACCAGCTTGTGAGTTTGAGTTCCATCTAATGTTCCTGTAGTTCCTATTCGATATTCTGCATTTACACATTTAGTCATGATGGCAGTAAGAGACTTTGATTTGAATCCATGTGCTTCATCGCCTATCACTAATTTGTACGGCTCAAAAAGTTTTTTTCCTAGCTTATAAATGGATTGCCATGTGGAGATGACAACTTTTTTGTCTGATACCTTATCTTGTCCCGCATAGACTTGGTGACAAAATTTTGCGGAATCCCATCCATATTCTTGAAAATCTGCATACAACTGAGAAACTAAAGAAGTGGTAGGTACGATTATGAGAGTTTTTACGTTTAATGCTCTTACTAGTAAATATATTATTAGGGATTTTCCACTTGCGGTAGGAGATACTAGTAAACTTTTTTTGTATGACAAAGCATGATGGAATGCATTAAGTTGATAATCTCTAGGCTCAAATGGAAGTTTTAGATTATCTATAAAATTTTTGTTTTCTTTTATCTTTATTGGTTTCCACCAATCACCATCTGGAACAACTTTGTAATGTCTATTTTCAGCAAACTTAAAAACATATTCAAGTAGCCCTCCGTAAAGAACTCTATTATGAATGTTGAATAGTCTTATTTTACCATCCCAAATTTTCATTCGATAAGCAGGCATGAAGGTATAGCCTGGGACTTGAAATGTAAAATAATCACAAATTTCTTGTGCTACACCGGCTTCACAGTTAATCTTGAGATATACCTCATCTTTCTTAGTAATCTCAATAGTCTCAATGACCTTCTGTGAATCGTTTCCAATCGATTGCATTTTTTATCAAGTATCCTCTAGTTGTTAAACTTTTCACTATAGATTCAAGATAGTTAACCTTTTCTTCTTGTAGTGCAAGTAATTTCTTAGATTCTATTACATTATCATCAGCATCTATATATTCTTGTACATCTGCTTTGAGTAGTTTGTATTGAAATGGTTCCCAATCCGCCGCCTCTAATTCTTCTGCAGTCATTCTTCCACTATAATAATCTCTTTTTCTTTTAATGAGTCCCGAAAATAGAAATTTTATTTCTTTGAATTTTAATTTTTCGTTGGAATAATATATTAAATATTTGTTATGTAATTGGGGAATTTTTATGGATTCTTGAGATAGTTCAGTTTCATCCATTACACAATCGAGTGTCCATTGATATTGTATTTCTTCAAATTTCATAATCTTTCAATTTTTTAAGGGCTACCATCGTACCCGCTTGTTCAATTCCATCAGCATAACCATCATTGATCCACTCATCTATAAATCGAGTTACACCTTCACATGTTGGATCACCATAATCATGTGCTAAGCAAGGACCATTCAAATAATTCCAATGATGAATGAAATCTTTTTTAACGCCTTCGTATGAATGATCACCATCTACAAACAACATAGACAATGGTACATTTTCCATTGCGTGAGAATTATCTGTCCTAATATCTATACGTTCTTTTTCTTCGTAATTATTCAACCAATCATCTACATCTGGATCATGACACCCCTCAACAACATCAACAGAAATAATTTTTACTTTAGAGTCATGGGTTGCCATAGCAAGTAACATTAGTGTTCCGCCCCAATATCGACCAATCTCTAATATGATATTACCTTCTCTTGTCTTTGGCATTATTTTCCATTGTTGAGAAGCATATTTGTACAATAATCCTGCTTCTCGCAAGTCTAATCGTATAATATCTCTTGTTTCTCTAGGGGAATTGAATAACCATAACAATTCTACAAAATCACGTTTCATTTTTTAATTGTTCAATAGATTCTTAATATTATATTCTGTATAGTTAAAACTGATAGTTGCAATTTGATATGTTGGGTCTGTTGTAGTACTATCAAATGATATTTCTGATAATGAGGTAGGAAAAATATCTTTAAAATGTATTTCCATCGTAGGATTCATAGAACTACTTAAAATAGTTAATACTGCAGTTGTGTATTTATCTTCATCACCCACTATCCATTCATGTATTTCTTGCCAATTTTTCAAATATTCATCAATCAAAAACCCCACATTAAGTGTTTCATAAGTTACAATACCAGTATGGCGAGAAAAATTTTGAAGTTGAGGTGTGGCGATTACAGCCGCTTCCAATGTTATTCCTGGTAGATTAACAGTCTGAATGAAAAAAGAAGTATTCGGTAAGGCACTAACATCAAATTTAAATTGGACATCAGCCAAAGGATTAATATTTGTAGGTTGTTCTGTTAGGCTTGTCATATATCCTTTTCATCTTTTGAAAATAAATTTGGTAGTTTTGGAAAATCACCTCCACGATAATTGACCCAAACAAACTGTAGAGCTGGATGTTCTTCAATAACTTTAAAAATTTGTTTATCCCAATTATTATATTCGGCTTTCCATCCATCTACTCTTTTACTATCTTTACTGAAATAATGTTCTGTATCAGTATAGATATTATCATAATAATTATTATGATGATCAAACCCTAATAAGTAAACTTTTTCATAATCATTACAAGTAAAATCTCGACACGCAATGTGTAATGCTGAAGTTCCTGTAGACCATTCCAAAACTTCTTCACCTATATTTTTTATCTTGTTTTCCATTCCTTTAGGAACCCAGATAATATAACTTTTTGTTTGTATACAGTTAGCAGCAAGCCCTGAAATATATACAAAATATTCAGAATCAAATCTTCGATATGTTGTATGTTCTGTTCCATTTGCTAAAGGATCATATGCTTCTTCAGGTAACAGATTCCATGAATTATGTGTAAAATAACATTGTCCATCATATCCAGATTCAATAATATCACTCATTATCCCCGCATCAGTAGCACAAATCACATCAGGAGTAAAATCTCTATAACAAGCATTACATCCTATGACTATTCCATCTAATTTTGTGGGATCAATATTCTTTCTACTTGGGCCATTTCCTAGTACAAAAATAGAATCTATACCTTGAGCATCATCTCCTTCAAACATTTCACTACCTCCATTATTATACTAATATTTAGTAAGCATAAAAAAAGGGGTGAACATAAGTCCACCCCTCTTCAATGTTATCCTCAGAAAAAGGATTACATAAGGTTTGCAACGATAACGTGGCGATAGTAACGGTTAGCGTTAGCTGTGAGTGATCCATCACCCGCACCGTTATTAGCAGAACTTGTATCGTTTGCGAAAGGATTAGAAACAAGACCATAACGAGTCTTAAATCCAATTTTCGGTTGGAAAGAGTTCTCACCAACTGCACGAACCATTTGCAACGGAACGTAAGGACAGTAGAACAGTCCTGCGTCATATGCAGATGAACCTTTGTAACCAACAGTAAAGAAGTTAGTTGCAGAGGAAGGTGCATAAGGATCGACATAAACTTTGAATCGACCATTAAGAGTACCAACCATTGTTGCTCCTGAATCATCAACATTCAGGTCATTTCCAGTTGGTTGTCCGGAAAGTTGCCCGGCCATTGCTAGTGCAGATGCTACATCACTCGATGTGATAAGGACATTACCTTTTCCACGCCGTGTGTCTTTTGCAATTGCATTTGCTTCACGCTCAATCTGGAACATCAAACCTTTGAACTTCTCTACTGACCAACGGCCATTAGAATCTGTATCAAGGTCAAACGTACCGGCCGATGATGTATTATGTGCAGCACCAGTCTTTGCATTTGTATAAATGGTTCTCATAACTTCACGATTAATTTCAGCCAAGATCTCACTTGACAGAATATTCGAAAGTTCAGTCTCAGCATCCAAACCATGAACGGCCTTAAGATCCTGTGCCAATTCCATTGTGTACTCTGCTTTGAGTGCACGTGACTTGGCGGTAACTGTCACTTTGTCGATTGCAAATGCCATTTCGGATATGGTCACATCAGCTTCTTGTGTAGCTGTTGCTGTACCAGTACC